CTGATCTGGCACGTATTTTTATTTGTTTGGTTTATGAGATGGGCGTGGCTTGAGGCTGATCACGCTTGTCGGGTAGGTTTATGATCGCGTGTCGCGTCGTGAGTTTCCTCGTTCTGTTCGGGTTGCGGTGATCAAGCGGGCGGCGCGGGATGGTCAGGTTTGGTGTGAGGGGTGTGGGTTCCCGGCGCGTCGGTTTCAGGTTGATCATATTCGGGCGGATGGGTTGTTAGGGGATCCGACGTTAGAGAATGCGCAGTTGCTTTGCGAGGCGTGTTTTGGGGTGAAGAATCCTTTGGATGCGCGGATGGTTGCGAAGGCGAAGCGGCGTGAGGCGTGTCATTTAGGGGTAGGAAGGCGCAAGGGGGGAACGTTTCGGGTTCGGGTGTCGCTTCCTCCGAAGGCGCTTTATCGATGAGCTTGGGCGATTTTCTGACGGAGCAGAGTTAATGTACGTAATCGCCTTGGGCAGTGGATTCGCTTATCTCACTGTTGGCCCTTTTGCAGACGAGCGAGGGGCGGAGGAATTCATCACCGCGTGGGGGCTGATATCTGCGAGCAGTGTGAAGGTCATGGGAATTGATGATTTTATCGCGGAGGCGACGAGGGAAGTGCGTGGCAATGAAGACGGATGTGGAGAGGCTCAAGGCTCTAGAGTTGGCATTGAGGAAGGCTCGGCCATTTGTGGCGGATCGGGCCGAGCATGAGGCTGTGACGCCCGGCTTTCAGGAATATGCACAAGAGCTGCTCCGTGAGATTGACGCGGCGATGGAACGGCCTGATGCCTGATGCCTGAGCTTGATCGGATAGATGGACAATTCGTCTATGAGCCCGATGGGAAGGTCTTAGGGGAGTTTGTCGGTGATCGGTCTAAGGTGGCGGTCATCTGTGGCCCGATTGGAAGCGGGACCTCTACTGGGTCTTGTTTTCGAATCTGGGCCACCGCATGCGAGCAGGCGCTGAGTAAACGGGATGGCAAGCGCCACACCCGCGTCGGGATTGTTCGGACGACGTATCCTGAGTTGCTGACTTCGACGGTGAAGACTTGGCTCACGTGGTTTCCGGAAGAGACCTATGGCCGCCTTATCCGGTCGCGGCCGATGAACCAAATTATTCAGGTTGGTGATGTAGACCTCGATATTTGGTTTCTCGCTTTGGATGACGAGGAGGACATCAAGAAGCTCCGCTCCACGGAGTTCACCCTAATTTGGTTCAACGAGCTGGAGTATCACTCCTATGAGATGTTCATGGAGGCGCATTCGCGCGTTGTTCAGGGCCGGTATCCGCCGATGATGGACGGCGGGCCGACTTGGAACGGGATCATTGCGGACATGAACGCTCCGAATGAGGAGCATTTCATCGCGCGCATGGCCGGCTGGTCGGTATGGCCTGATGATGTGCCGATCGAAAAGCGCATCCCGTGGCCGGAAGATTGGTGGCTAAAGCGCCAGCCAGCGGGGTTGATCGAAATCATGGGGGCCGATGGCCGGGTCTCTGGGTATGTGGAAAATCCGGCTGCGGAAAACAGGAAGTGGCTGAAAGCGGGCTACATCGAAGTCGCCCAGGGCAAGACAAAGCAGTGGATCGACGCGCGCATTATGAACCGGGTCACCTTCATTGTTGATGGTGATCCGGTTTGGCCCAATTTTTTCCCTGAAAGGCATTTGGCGAACGGTCCTCTTCCCTTTATACCAGGTCGTGAGGTCATCGTCGCTTTCGACTTTGGACGGCGCCCCTGCGCTATTATTGCTCAGGAAATTGGAGACAGAATTCAAATTCAGCGCGAATTCCGCATGTACGGTGTCGGTTCCTCTATTTTCTTTCCGTCGTTCAAGCGCTTTTTAGAACAAAACTATCGCGGCGCCAGCGTTCGTTTCACGGGGGATCCCAAGGGCCGGGACAAGGGGCAATCGAGCGAACAAAGCTCCTATGACATCGCCAAATCACACGGGATCACCGTCACGCCGGCTCCGGTTCCGAACAACTCGCTTCCGCTGCGCCTCGAAGCGGTGTCCTATGCCTTGCAGACTTATCGCATCCTGGTGGGGAGCGAATGCTCGACTCTGCGCGCGGCGCTCGCCGGCAAATACTGCCTGCGCTGGAGCGAGCATGGGAAGGCCGGCGAGGCCGAGCCGGTCAAGGACAAATACAGCGATGTGGCGGACTGCCTCCAATACCTCTGCCTCTTTCTCGGCGAGGGGAGAAGAATGGTCGGGTTGACAGCGGCCGTGTCGGCGCAGCCGGCGAAAATGTCGAAGTTCAGAAGCCTGCGAAGGGTGATGACGTGAGGAACGAGGCGCTCGAATCATGATAACGGAATTCCGGAAAATCCCCGACTTCTTCATCGAGCGTTATCTTGAGGAAATGGAACTGTGGGCCAAGAACTTCCAGAAAATCGGCCCGGTGAAGTCCTTCATCCTGCGGGAGGGGTATTGGGCGGATGCCTCACCCAACCCTGAGCACGGGGCCGTCCTGATTCAGGTGAAGCTGAAGGCGGAGGTCGATCGAGTCGAGGACATTTCCAGTCTTTACGAGAATGTCCGGGTTATTGTCACGCCTCTAAATGAGGAGGATGAGGCTAAGATACGCCATCATTGTGAGAGAATGGAGAAGCTCGGCGTTCCCTCGCGTCTGTTCACCCCGGAGCCGCCACGGCCTTGGCTGCCCTTCATGCCGAAGATCGGGAAACCGAATTGATGGAGGCGACGCCCACGTTTTCGATTTCTCTCACGCTCGACGCTTCAACACGCGCCCTCCTGACGACAATGGCCGCCGTCGTCAGTCGCATCGAAACCACATGCGCGGTCACGGAAACAAAGGTAAATAGAATGGCTACTGCCCTAGACACTGCGGTCGCGGTTCTCCAGGCCACGCTCGCTACACTTTCATCCGATATGAACAAGGCCTTCACCGATCTGGAAGCCGCCGTCGCGGCGGGCGATGCGGCCGATGTCGCCAGCGCGGTCGCCGCTCTTGGAGCCGCGGCGGGCGATGCGGCCGATGTCGCCAGCGCGGTCGCCGCTCTTGGAGCCGTCAACACGTCTCTTGCGGGCCTCGATACGTCAGCTCTCGCTGCCGACGCGACGACGAAGGCGCCGGCGCCTTAAGCCCATGCCGAGCAAATCTCCCAAGCAAGCTCGCCTCATGGCCGCCGCGGCTCATACCCGCGGCGGCTACGGAGGCGTCCCGCAATCGGTCGGCAAGGAGTTCAATAAAGCCGACAAGGGCACGAAAATGCTGAGCAGGGCCAACAAGAAGAAAAAGAAATGAATGTCACAGGGGGGCTGCCCGGGGCTTTCGAGCCCGCGACGTGGTTCCTCGCTTTTTTCGAGACCTCCTCGACTCCGTGGCTTGATCGGGTTCTGCCCGGCCGATTCAAGCATGTCTCCGCCTTCGCCTACGTTCCCGGCGCGTGCATCTGGGTTTGGTGCGACGCCCATTGGAAGGGGTTGTCCATCGTCTTTCTGCCGCACCAGGGCTTTATTCTCCAAATCGCGCCCTTGACGAGAAACGCGACGATTGTCAAAACCGAGAAGAGGCCGCTCGGGGCAATGCCGGTCTCCACCCGTTTCGGCTTCTATTGCGTGCCCTTCGTGAAGCAACTCATCGGTCTAAGGAGCTTTGCGCTCACCCCGGACCAGTGCTATCGGTTTATCATACGAACCGGCGGAGCGGAAATTGCAAACGAGCGCGCCCAAGCTACCGGAAGACCCGATGCTCCCCTTGGAGAAAGAGAAGGCGCAGACTGATCTCGTCAATGCCCTGCAGGCGCAAACCCAAGGGGACATGGCGAATCTGATGGCCCGCTACGGGACGCGCCTCGCCCTCGGCGGCTCTGCGCAGGCCGGCGCCTCTCCTCTCGCCATGATGAAATAAATGGCCTCCGCCGGCCTGATGACCACGAACGATGCCGAAATGCGGCGATCGACCGTGGGGAACGATCTGCAGCAGCAGGCGCTCGCCAAGCTCTCGGCCGCCCGCACCTGGAAGTCATACATCGAGCTTGATGTGAAGGAGTGCTATTTCTTCGCCTCTCCGCACCGGCAGCGGCAAATCTCCTCAATGACATCGCCAGCCCAGGCGAGGATGCTCGATTATCCTGATCTGAATACCGACGAGGCCTTCATCCTCTGCGAAGACTTCACCACCGAGATTGTCAACGCCTTCATGCCGGAAGCCGAGCCGTGGGTCGAACGCGGCAAGGGAATGGACATTCAGGAGGAAGTTTGGAAAAAGGTCTCGGAAACGGTAAAGGCGGACGACGAGCAAATCTTCAGCGCCATCAAGGCGTCAAATCTCTACCCCGAAGTCGCCAAGGCATTCATACCAGACCTCGCCATCGGCACGACCGCGCTTTGGATCGAACGCCCGCATGCTCATGCGCCGATCGTTTGCCAAGCCATCCCGTTCCGTGAGCTTGAGATCGACCTCGGTCCCTATGGGGAGATCGATTTTCGCGCCGCCGTTCGCTACACCCGCAACCATTATGTCCAGGAGCTGGTCGGCGAGGAAATCTGGGACGAGATGGACCCGGAGCTAAAGAAATTCCATTCTCTCGATAAGCCACATGACCGGACTCAAGTCGTTTGGGGTTTTTGGCGGCTTTGGGAAGATAAGTCGGATGAATGTTGGCAAAAGGTTGTCCTGGTCGGGAACCGCTTGGTGCATGACAAGGAGCTGCACGGCGAGGGCTCCTGTCCATTGATCCCGATGCGCTTTGGGGCGACTCCGGATTGGCCGCATGGCGTCGGCCCGCTCGTCAAAGGCCTGCCGACATTGCGTCAAATAGACGAGTTGGAGAGCATGCGAATCGAGAATGCGGCGCTTTCCATCAAGCCGCCTATCACCTATCCGGACGATTCTTTTGCCGCCGTCGAGCAAGGCGTCGAGGAGGGCATGGCCTACCCTATTCGGCCCGGATCAGAGGGCGCGGTGAAGCCGATCTACACCCCGCCACCGCCGACCGTCGCCAATTTCCAATACCAGGAGAAGCTCCACAAACTGAGAAAGCTATTCTTCGTCGACTTCCCTGAGCAGACCGGCGACACTCCGCCGACGCTGGGGCAATGGTTGGATGAAATGGCGCGCGCACAGCGGCGCATCGGAACGCCGGGCATGCCGTTTTGGAGGGAAGGTCCAGCCAAAATCTTCCTGCGCTTCAAGCATCTCCTGGAGCTTTCCGGTGCGATCAATCCTGTCACGGTGGACGGGCGCGCGATCTCCACCATGCCGCGCAACCCCGCCCAGGCCGCGGCCGAACAGCAGGAGGTCGGCATGGCCATAAAGGCTGCATCATTCCTTGCGCAGATGTTCCCGGAGGAGTGGAAGATGTACATTGACGGCAAGGCCACCATGGAAGCGGTCTTGGCGAAGATGCGCGTTTCCCTTCTCAAGTTCCGCAACCCCGAGCAGGTGAACGCGGCGATTAAACAGATGAGCCAGCTCATGATGGCGCGCCACGTCGGTGAGGTTCCTCCTCAGGCCGGAACGCCTGGCCCGGCCGCATAATCCCCTGAATAGGAGAGAAACCCAGTGAAGCGACCCACGAAAGCAACTTATGAGCGCTCGAAATATGACGTGGAGAAGCGGGGCGTCAAGGAAGGTTCGAAGTCAGACATGGCGCGCGACAAGAAAGGCATGGCGCGAATGAAGGCCAAGAGCAAAACCAGGGAAGGTGGGATAAGGCGCTAGAGCGTGGAAATTTCCCAGTCCGATATCGCCGAGGCGATTGATCGCATCGCCCGGACGCGGGATGGAGCGGCCCTCTATCGATGGATGCAGAAGGTGCTTTGCTCCGTGGTTGTGGCAACTGACAATTGTGCATTGCATAGAAACGAAGGACGCCGTATGCTTGCGTCCGAGCTGATGGCCTTGATGGCCGCAGGTATTAGGACGCATGACCGAACCGACGCCATCCTCACCTTCTCCCTCGCCGGTCCCAAGCCCCGCTCCGACACCGGCCGTGGAGCCGGCCGTCGTATCACCGCCGACACCCCCATCCCAGGGTGGGACCGTCCCGACTCGCCCTGAATACGTCCCGGAACCGTTCTGGGCGGATGGACAGGTTCGGGCAAAGGAATTCGCCGACCATCTGAATCAGCTCCAAACGCGCATTGCGGCGGAGGATTCGCGCAAGCTTGCGCTGCCGCAAACGGCAGAGGCCTACAAAGTTGCGCTCCCCGCCGACTTCAAGCCGCCGGCCGGCGTCGAGGCGAAGATCGACGAGACCAACCCGCTTTGGCCGCAGGCCAAGGCATGGGCCTTGAAGCACGGTCTCTCCCAGGACGCCTTCAACGAGGCAATTGGCCTGGTGATGGGTGATCGCATCGGTTCGGAATCACAACTCAAGACGGCGCGGGATGCGGAGGTCGCCAAGCTCGGCGTGACCGGCCCTGCCCGCATCGACGCGCTTGCTCGTTTCTTCGGCTCCTATCTGGGAGAGGCCGAGGGCAAAGCGGTGATGGCCAGAATCTTCACGGCGAGCGATGTCTCGGTGATGGAAAAGCTGGTGGGGAAGGTCACCGGTGGCGCTTCCTTTACGAGCAGCGGCCGTGAGCCGACCGCACCGGGCCGCGCCACCGACGCCGAATTTAGGGCCATGAGCAACGCCCAAAAGCTCGACTATGCGAGATCGCACAGCGCCGCCGCGCGGACGAACTGAGGATAAAGGGAACCTAAGCCGTGGCCGTCAGCAACCTGATTACCCTCACCGAATACGCCAAGGGCTTCGCTAACGAGGACATCCGGCGCGTCATCATTGAGATGTTCACCGAGAAGTCCGACGTTCTCGAGGTCATGCCCTTTGAGGGCCTCCGAGGATCGGTCTATGTCGGTTATCGCGAGGCCGCGCTGCCGACGCCGGTCTTCCGCGCCATCAACGAGGCCTCGTCTTCCGGCCACGGGACCATCACTCCTTTCCAGGAAGCGACCGCCATCATTGACCACGACATCGATGTCGACCGGGCGATTCAGGATCGGCATGGCCCTGAGCGCCGCAATTATGAAGAACGCATGGGCATCACCGCCTTCTGCCGCCTTTGGGTGGACACCTTCATCAAAGGCGACCAAAGCATCAATCCACGAGTCTTCAACGGGCTGCAGGTGAGGACGCGTAAATTCGGACGCCTCTATCACAACTCGACTGCCAACGGCGGCGCGGCGCTCTCCTTGGGAAACTTCGACCAATTTCTGAACAACATCTCAAAGAAGTCGGGCGAGACCTACATCCTCGTCCCTTTCATTTCGCTTCCCCTGTTCATCCAGGCCGCCCGCACGACAACCCTCACCGGCTTCGTGATGCAGACCTGGGATGAGACAGGTATGCCAAAAATCTCCTATGCGGGCCATCGCCTGCTCTGGGGCTACCCCAAGGACGATCATGCCCCCGTGCTGCAATTCAACGAGGTCGGCAACGGCGGCGGCTCGGCCGTCACTGCCTCCCTCTATGGGTTGACCCTCGGTGAGGGCATGTTGCGCGGGATTTACGTGCGCAACCTCACCCCCGAGGATGTTGGCCTTCTCCAGGATCGCAAGACCTTCCGCACCCACATTTCGTGGGATGTGGGCCTGGTGGACGAGCATAAATACTGCCTCGGCCGGTTAGATAGCTGGACAAACGCCGCGATCGTGGCCTAAAGGCGCGCCTGAGATGTCCGATACCCCCAAGCACAAGGATCAGCCCAAGTGAAGCGCATTCGCTATTTTCCGGGGATCGAGCCGGCTGGGACCGACAATGGGGCGCTCTCTTGGACAATGGTTCAGGGTGATCGGACCTATTCCTTTGACGCCAACAATGCGCTCTCGGATGGTTCCGTCTCCTATACC